CTGCGTGAGGCTGGTGGTGGTCGAGACAATGCCATCGAGGGAGTCAGCCATCGAGTCTCTCCAGCATGCCCAGGGCGATCGCCTGCTTCACTGCCACCACCGTCACGCCGAGCCGGTATGCGATCAGCTCAAGCTCCCGGTACGTGTAGGCCGGTCGTGAGGTGATCCTGCCGCTCTTCGCGCCGTTGCCGGCGAGGTGTGCCAGTGAAACGTGATCGCCCGGTGCCGCGACGGACTCGCGGCCCGTGCTGACGGCCCGCCAATGCGTCGGTCGTGCGATCACGTGTCACTCCACACCGTCAATCGTCACCGGTGACCGGTGACGGGCGGAGGGGGTGCGGACGCTTGGCACTCCGCAAGACAGGCGGCGTAGCCCGCCAGGTCGACGGCGTTGTCGGGGTGGGGCCGCGGCCCAAGATCGCGGGCGAGCTTGTCGAGGATCATGATGCGAGCCCAATCGGCCGTGGTGAGCGGCCGGCGGAGCACGTCGGCAAACAGGCTGTTGACCATGCCGACCGTCCGTGCGAAATGTGCCGTCGGCGGCCCGTAAACGGCGTGGCGATCCTTGACGGCGGCGGTCGCCTGCTCGAGCAGCCGCACCGCCACCGGCGGGCCGGCCGTCTCCGGCTCCGGAAACACCCGCCCATCGCCGATCTGCGCCGCCCTGGCTGTCTCTTCGGCCACGTCGGCGGCGTCGTCCTCGGTCAAGATCATGGCGTCCGAGGGTGCCATCTCTTCGCCGGTGTAATGCCGCAGCTCCCGCTCGCCGCGAAGGATGTGATCCACCGGGTATTCGCAAGACATGCCACGCTCCTCGATGTGCCGCACCAATCGCCTCGCATCAGCGGCGAGGCTGCCAAGCGTCCCCGTCCAACAGTTCGCCGAACCGGCCCGCTGAATCCGGCGGTCGATGTCTCGCAGTTCGTCGCCGGTCATGACTGCCTTACCTTGCCCGCCTGGATCCGGAAGTTCTCAACGTCGAACGTGCGGTCGGCGTGAACCGTCACCACCGCCGCCCCGTGGTTCCACTTGTTGAGCCGCGCGTAGGCCGGCCGCATGTCACACAGGCAGCCGGTGCTGAAACAGACCGTTTCGCGGCCCATCATATCGGGCTCGGAATGTGTCGACGTTCGGTGGCCGTGGCCTTCGAGAACGGTGTGATGCAGCCGCATGAACGCGCCACGAGCTTGGTTCACCGGCGAGCTAATCCCGTTGCCCTTCTCGTGTCCGTGCAGGATCGGCAGAGCGCCGGCGAGGACGATCCGCTTGTCGGCAACGAGATCGATGCCGAGCCGCTCGAATCCGTACCAATTGTCGATGCCCATGATGGGATCGTCGCTGATCTCCGGGGCGTGTTCCCACAACCACTTCTCCCACCGCTCCTCGTGGTTGCCGAGCTTCGCCACGAATCGAGCGTCGGGGAACTCCTGCCGCAGCCACTTGAGCAGCTCACGCCCGGCGTGCAGCTCGTTCTTGAAGTTGCGGTGCTTCGGATTCTTCTCGTGCCGAGAGATCGAATAGAAGTCGGCCCAATCGCCGTTGAGCAGCAGAGCGTCGACCTTCTCCCCCTGGAGGTGATCGACCGCGGCCCGTAGTGCCGTCTCGTCGTGGTACGGGACGTGGATGTCGGAGAGGACGCCGACCTTGCCGGTGATCCCGAGGTCGAATGGCAGCCACGGCTCGGCCTGCGAAGGCGGCATGGCGAGCCGCTCGCCGGCCTTGCGTGGCGGCCGCTGCAACGGCTTGTCGTGCGACTGCTTCCGCCGTGGTTCGCCGTTCAGGCCGAGGATGCTGCGGATGCGGCTCCGGGCCTGCTCGAGCGTCAGCGCCCCGTTCACATCCTCAACGAGCCGGCGAGCGAGCGTGCGGGCCGGGGCTTGCGGGTGCTTGCGGATCAACTCACGCACCATCTCGGTGATACGGTCATCCATCGGCATCCTCCTCTCGGACGAATCCGAACGCCGTCACCACCGCCGCGATCTCCTGCCCGAACTCCTCGACCGCCTCTTCTGACAGGTCCGGCCACCGGGCGTGGATCAGCTCGTGGACGAGGACTTCGAGGAGATCGTCCCCGCGGAGGCTCTCGGAGACGCGGATGAGACGAGCGTCGTAGTCGCAGTCCCCGTGACGGTCGGACGGCACCCGGCAGCGGCGGACGCGCCACCGCTGATCGGAGATCCACACGGTGATCGAGCGGCGTTCGGCCATGCCGCCATCTTCGCCGGCCGGCAGATCACCCGGCGGGGGGTGTGCCAGCCTGGATCGCCCGTGCCACGGCGATCCGGGCCGCGGTGGCGAGAAACGGGAGCCCGCGTTTCGCGGCGGCTTCTCGGAGGTGGTCGACGATGTCTTCAATGTGCTGCCAGCACGCCGGCCCCCAGGCGTCCATCTTCGCCGCGAAGGCGTCGCACCCGCACGAGCCGTCGTCCCTGATGCCGAACCATGCGAACGTCCGGCGAAGCTGGCAGCCGGGGCCGCAGTGCGTCGGGGCCGGCTTGCGGCATTGCCGGATCGCTCCGCGGACCTTCGAGACGAAGCCGCAGCGCGGGCATGTGGCGTCGGGGGCGGTGAGGTCGCAGCGGGTCACACCTCGATCTCCCAATCGAACGAGGCACCAGTAACAATCTCCGGATTCGAAAACACAGAGTACGCGATGTACACGACTCCATTCGTGCCAGAGTCAATTACGCCGGTTCCGCATAAAGACGATACGGACGTGGTAAATCTCAAAAGCAACTCCGCGCATTCTCCGTCCACCGGTGCATTAGTTGACCACGCCCAATTGTAGCCCGGCACAAGCCTCATGTATTGCGTTCTTAGGATGTCCCTTAGGCAGCCACCTTCCGGAGGAGTATCTCCTTGGTACGAATCGCACAAGTTTGGATACCGCTCCATCACATAGGTACCTTCTATGACGAACGGACTATCCTTGGCCGGACCTGTGTAATTGCTGATCGTCACATACACGATGTCGGGCGCAGCCACGCCATTGCAAAACGTCGAGCACGGCGTCCCGATCTCGTAGCATTCACGCACCAGCCCGTAGACGACATGCTGCCGCTTCGCCACGTTCCACTCAATCCGGGCCTCGATGGTGAATATGGCCGTTTTGTTGTGGCACTCCGGGGTGACGGTTGCACTGCCGCTTGATATGTGAGGGTCGTTCGTACTTTGATCGCCGCCGCCCGTGACCAGCGGTATGGTTGCCGCTAAGTCAAGAGTCTCTCCGACGCCAACGAGAGTCCCCTCAACAAACACCCCGGTCCCGCTCGACGCGGACACGCTCACGCGAATCCGATTCATCGTCGTGGTCGTCGCCGGCGGCGGGATCGTCGCGGCCCCAAGGACGTAATTGTTCCGCCAGAACGACACCGTGACGCTGCACGGGTGCCTCGTCGTCGACGGTTCGAGCGTGAACGTGCCGGCCACCTGCTGGAACCACGGCCCGTTCCCATCCATGCCGTCGTACGGATCGGACGTGTCGGAATCTCCCGACGCCGTCAAATACCCGTCGGATACGTTGCCGTCTTCTGCACCCTCGAAGTACCGGGTGTAAACAGCCTCGAACGCCGTCCCGGTGTGCGGGTTCGTGCATGTCCTCGTGCATGGATCGCACGGCACGCACGCGCATTGCTGGCAGCCGCCTTTTCCTCCGAGCAGCATTACACGCACTCCGTCCAGGCCAGATGCCACGTCCCGTCGATTGAGTCACAGCCAACCCAATAGCCGCCCGTGGGGCCGGTGACGGTTTGTGCCCGGTTTATCGCCACGAACGTCGAGCCGGTCGCGAACGAGCCGTCTCCGAGGTATTGCTGCACGCTCGCGGTCGCGCCCTTCGTCCACGTTCCGGTGACCTTGCCGAGGCGACTCGCGTCGCCATTGCCGCCGCCTCCTGCGAATCGGATCACGGCCCACTTGCCGGTGCCGGTCCCCGGCTCCATCCACAGGATCTCGGCGTCGCCGTTGCCGGCCGTGATGAGCTGCGTGAGGTCGCCGTTTTTCGCTTTCACGTGGGTGTGTGAGTGGCTGACGATGTCAACCTTGGCCTGCACCACACCCGCAACCGCCACTCTTCCAATCTTGCCGGCCGCGATCGGCTCGACCGCCACGACAAATGCCGAGCCGCCGGTCGGCAGGCCACCGGACAGAACAGGCTGATCTTGGAATTGCT